ATCATCACCTGCATCATCATCATCTCCCAGAGAAACTAATACACTAGTGTATGTAGTTCCTGTAGAGGATGTTTCTGGTACGGTTTCATCGACAACAATTGCTGCTTTAGATATAGTACCTGCAAGTTGTGCGCCACCGACCTTTAAGTCGCTTACACCACCTGTAGCTATATCTGTAGCTAAATCAACTGAACCTTCGTAGTTATATCCGTGAGCTAGTGTCTCAATGTTTCTAACTGCTTTTAGTGTTATATCTGCCATAGTATTATATCTCCTTTGTTAATTATTAAGCAGCTGTGATCTTACCGTGAGCACCAGGGTGGTATACACCGAGGGTCAAAGCGCAATCAACGAAACCGCGTTCACCACCACCTAGGTTAGGCAGACGAGTGCTTCCCATTGGGATTAGCTCATGAATACCGTAGTATTCTGGGTTGAGAATGTAACCAGACATTCCTGCTTGTGAGCCTTGGACAGGCATGCAGTCAGGGTTGCCGTTTACAACAGAAACTACACCGTGATCGGACTGATACAGATCAACGGACAACTTAATTGTGCCGCTGTTGCCATCGTAGTTAACCGAACGAACGGATTCTGTTCCTGCGCCATTAGCACCATACGTAGAACCGAAGCGAGCGAAGTCACTGATGTCTTGACGTAGGGCTGTGTCAGCAATGAGCATTAGGTCATTGGTTGAGCCAGTTACACCAAAGATAGATGTAATGATTGCATTGAGGTCGCTTTCAGCAAAACTGTTAGCAGCTGTATCTTTAATGCTTGCAGCGGGTGTTTGGAACGCAGCAGGAACATTACCTGAACCAGCGGCAGTTTGAATCCAGTCACCAAGACCACCAAGAGCAGCAGCAGTACCTGAGCCGTCTTCGGTTGCTTGAGTGTTAGCAGATGCAATAGTGAACTCAACGTCGCGCTTCATTTCGCGGATTGCCTTAGCTTCAGCTTGAGCAATCTTGGCTGGACCAACGGAATCGACAGCTTCTTGCATGTCGGATACCATGTAGTCACGGCGGAATTTTTGAACGCGGTTACCAAGCTTTGCACGACCAGCGAACTTGTCGGTGAATGACACAACGTCAGCACCTTCAGAGATCCCAACGGAGCTGGGGGCTGCAAGGCTATCGACGGTCCATTCAACATTAGTTGCGGATGCGCGTTGCTTGTTGGCAGATGAAAGGATCGGTGTTTCTTCTGGAGCGAGGATAGTCAAGACGTCGGTCAAGTCTTCGCGGTTAGAAACAGCCGAACCCGTATTAGTGGTATCGAATGTATTCGAGAATGACATAGTATATAGTATTTATTGGTTAGCGATTTGATTAGTTAGCGTGAAGCCATTTGCAGCCTTCTTAGGGCAGCGAAATCTCGGGCGTTACCCGAACTTTTGAATTGATCACTGGCAGCCTTAATAGTTTTTAGGGCGTTTGACACTTTCTTGTCGGACTTAGCCGACCCAGGAGTTCCAGATGGTGGAACTAATCTAGACGGTTTGGCTTTGGTTGCAGTCTTAGCGGGTTCCGCTAGGACCTTCCTGCCATACATACTGTTGGCTGCATGCGCTAGAAGATAAGGCATTTGAGCAGCTACCTCGGGGTCAAGTCCATCAATGTTTGATAGTCTAGGGTCCTCGAGCATCTGTTTGTATTTTTGACTTACTTCATTGTCATCCTTCATCCAACTTAGCTCTTCATTGGCTTGCTCCTGCAGAGATACTTTTAGTTCTGCAGCGCTTTGTCGCCTTTGAATTGTTTTAATTTGGGCTGGGATATACTTTTTCTCCGCTTTTCTAGCAGCCTGCAAATGCTTCCTTACTTCGGACTTGGTGACTTCTTTGCCATCAATCTCGGTAATTGGGTCATCCGCAGAGTAACCGTCACTGTTGAATATTAAATCCTCCGCCCATTCAATGACCTGCTCAACTTCTTCCTGCACGTTTTGCAGTTTTTCCATTGAGTCCACGTCCCTGTATGGGTTCTCGGATTCCTTGACTTTCGGTTCTAGTTTACTGGACATTTCAGATCTGAGTCTTTCTAACTCAGCTTCAGCTGCCTTTCTCTTTGCCGTCAGTTCGCCGAATCTAGCTACAGCTCTGCTCCCGAGTTTATCGGAAAGCTCACGAAGCTCTTCATCGGACATGTCATCCAGTTCAATCTGTGAAAGAACATCATCTTCACTCTCGGTTTCCTCCTCCTGCGGTTCTTCCTCTGCAGTTTCATCAATTTCGACCGCTTCGTCCGCGGCTACTTCAGTAGCTTCTTCTGGCTCCTGGTTGACTTCTTCTACAGTTTCTTCAACAGCAGTTTGATTATCTTGCTCTTCGACGGGAGGATTGAGTTGACCAATTCTCCTGTTAATGAACTCCGACGGTGATATGTTAGTCGCTTGCTTTGGTTCAGCTGCAGCGTCAGCTGTTTCATTGACTTCACTCATAATTTACGCTTTTTACGCCAGCGATGGCGAGGTTGTGATTATAGCACACGATTTTTGTCTATGCTCTATGCTTCAGGAAATCTTTTAATTAAAAAATCCCAGTTGCATAAGGCAATGATTTCATCGTAAGCCAAAATTTTACCAGATATCTGGCTGAGCCTGTCTATGTCTGCCGAGTGCAGTTCCTTGATGCAATCTTCTCGCATCGTTACTACTTCTCTTATTAGACCTGCGAATGCTTCATGATTCTGAAGCACGTTTAAATTATCCTGTAGCTGCATATTAACCCTGTCCTTCTAGGTCTTGAGTTTGAACTTCTCCGACGGACGCTGCCTCGGTCCCGTAGATTCCGAACTGCGTAGCGTTTACTTGCTGCTGTTCCTGGAACGTGTATTGCTGCATGTATTTCTGCATTCTCTGTCCGAACGCTTGATCCTGCTGCATTCTTTGAGCAATGTCAGGCTGCTGCATGTAATTCTGGATTATAGGCATTGCTGCTCCTCCACCATTTGGTCGAGCAGGCATCTCTATGCCAGCAAATATCTTGGATAGGTCATCCAGGATGTCCCTCTGGACATCTTCTGCTGCAGTTTCTGACTTCTGCAAAATAACGTCAGCAAGAATTGGATCAATGCTACTAGCATAGGCAATCAATAGATTGTCCACGTTGATTCTTCCGTTCCTGTCCAACTTGACCAAGTCCACGAGCTGCTTGAGTTTTGCTTCTTGCGTCTCTGGGTCAGTGTTTATGCTGTCGTAGGAAATGCTAATATCGAAGTTCTCGTTGGGATCTCCCTTGCTGAACTCTTGCGGGTCTGGAACTCCAGTTACCCTGAAGAAGATATAATCAGGACCGAAGCGCTGGAAGCAAGTGAAGCACATGCGCATAACCTCTGCACTGTGCTCAAGGAACTTATCCACAAGGAACTGCTTCTTCACCTTTGAGATCTCGCTGTCCTCGTCCAATCCCATGAGTCTATCAGCTTGAGCGAGCTGCGTCTTCTCCATCTCTATACTGCCGTCTGCTGAGTTGGCATCTGGGGTATCGGCGAACTCGTAGTCATCCTTCCTTCTGCGAGGAATGTATCTACCTGGACCCCAGTCCTGCGGCGCTTGGTTCACTGGGTGCATGATCGGAGGCAGCGTAGATAGACTGTTTCTGTCTATTCTGCTGTCCCTTTCAACCTTTACCTGGTTCTGTATACCTCGGAGGAGGTCTGGAACAGTGGTTGTATCGTATAGTCTCTTGCTGTCTTCTGCGAGTCTAGTTACAATGACGGGGTAGTCATCGTATCCGTTCATGAGCTCGAACTTGGCGTATTGACTATCTGCGGAGCTGCCTATTTCTCTGTGAAAAATTGTTCTGTAGATTCCCTCTGCACCGTCATCAGGGTCAATCAATCTCTGGAAGCAGTGAATGATCTCGACGAGGTCATTGGCTTCGTAGGTGCTTTCTCTTAGTCCGTCGCTCCTTCTTATGCCTTGCTCGTTCTCTACGGTATCCTGGTTAACGCCTGAGTATCGCTGTATTACGTTTTCAACGAAGTCCGCGTCCCAGTCGTCCGTTAGGATTTTGTTTTCTAGTTCCTGCGGAGTGTAATAACTTCTCCAGAAGCAGTAAGGACTGCGCTGCGGATCCGTCACATAAGACGGGAAAAAGAAATCACCATCGGGGGATAGAGTCCTTACGTCTGGGGCATCGATGCTCCTTCTGATCGTGGGAAGCTCGGCATAGCCAATCTTTCTTAGATCCTTGACAGCCTTCTTGCCTCTCTTGTCCGTTACGCCATCGTAGGCCGCCTTGAGTCTATCGATGATAGCTTCGTCGTCACCTTCGTCCATGAGGGTTCCAATCTCTGGAACAGCTTGCACGATTTGATCTAGGTTAAGTTTCTGGATTATTCTTCTATCTTCGATTAGCCATCCTACGTAAGTAATAAGGACGCCTCTCTCCAGGAGGTAATTAGCTCCTAGTTCCATTTCGCGCATGAATCGAGGGATGTATCCACTACTAACCATCCACTTCAAGAAACTGGATACTATTTTGGCTCGTTCTGCGTCCGTACCTTCGGTCGGAAACGCCCTGACGTTGGCCCTTTTAAGACTGGATACTAGTAGGGATACAAGTCTAGATATTCTTTCTTCAATGACATGCGCTTCCATGTCGCTGGCACCTTCCCAGGGGAAAGCGTCCGCTCCGTGCTTACGGAGATCACGGCTCTTGCCAGGCCAAAAATTGCGCCTGTCGTCATAGGAGTTCCTGCACTGGTCAAAGTATGACTCAAGTTCAGTTACTGTTTGATCGTAGGCATTTCTCAATGCTCCTACGTCTGGTTCTTTACTAAGATATGTTAATGCTTCGGACGCGTCGGTTTGCATACTTTTTGTGCTCGTTTAATTACGTTGAAAACGTAGTTCTTTGGGACTCCAATCATATCACATAATTTTTGTGACGGGATTTCACTATAATCCAGCATTAACCCTCTGCGCAAAAGCTCCCAGGCAAGCAGCCTATCCGTGTTTTCGTCTAGCCATTCCTGATTCAGGGTTATGTCTTCTTCTTCTTGCATTAGGAATAAAGCTTCTTCTTTACGTATCTAAATGTTGAACC